CTGTAGCATCTCCAGGTTGTGTTGCACCGTTAGTGATAACGTGTGAATCAAAACTACCTGTTGTACCGCCTGCAAGATCAATCGCCTCTACAACATTTGTACCAGTAAAAGTTATTGCCACTTCTGTATCTAAAGACCAAGATACTTTTTTAATATCTAGTCTATCACCTGAAGCTTCTTTATTTGCTAATGCTGAAGCGTCAATAGTTACAGCCGAGCCATGGTCATCAAAGTTTACTAAAACTTTAGTTCCATAAGCATTATCTGTTAGAACTCTTTGTGTTACTGCCATTTCTATCTCCTTAAAATTGTTAATGTTTCTTTATCAAAATATTTCATTAAGTCTTGTTTTTGTACGCCAAATTTCTTTGCAGCTGCATTAACATTTTTTTCAAAATTAGCAATTACATCTGCGTTCCTATCAGCGGCTTTAAAAACCATATCTACAGCACGTTTCATTCTAGGAGTTAATTTATTATACTGCCTAGTACGCTTGTAGTCGTTAGCTTCAGTAATCTGTTCTTTTATAAAATTACTGAGCCACTTCATCACTTGGTACCTCTGGTGCTGGTGTTTCTGCAGCCTGATCATTACCTGTAAAAGGATTAGCTTCAGGTGCTTGTACACCTTGCTGTCCTGTGAATACAGATTTAGCCACATCAACTTTAGCATCATCTAAGGCACTAGAAACTTTATCAGCAAGAGCATTTTTAATGTCTTCTCCTGCTTGTTTACTGTTGCCTTTTTCCAAGTTATTTACAAATTTGTCTAAATTTTCTTTACTCATATTATATATTTATCTCCTTATGTAGTGCTTTTATACGAATCTCTAGCTTTCATTTCAGCGTCTTTAAAATCTTTTTTGTCTGCTTTTTGTTTAACGCTTATACTATCTTTTTGTTTTACTGTTGCCGTTTCTTTTTCTTTCCTAGGCCCACCTGCCCCATTCGTTGTGCCAGGGACTGTTTCAGATTGCTCGGGCTCGGCACCTTCTTCTTCAATTTGCTGATTAATGTCGTTAATTTCTTGTTCATTTTGTTTTAATATTTTGGTTCTAATATACTCGTTAGAAAAATATTTACCAACGTATCCTTCTAATTGTTGTGCTAATAATACCCGTTCTCTCATCATTTCGCTTTGTTTTAACTCAGCAAAATATCCATCTTGTAAGAAAGTAAATGTAATATCTCCTTGCATTGCATCCCATTCTTCTGGCGCAATAACCCCTTTTAAGATTAATTGCGTTTTCAGTATGTCATGGAATAACATACAAAATTTCTTTCTTAAACGACCTACAAATTTAGTAAACTTAACTTCATCTCTACTAATTTCTGCAGCCCGACCAAGGTTAAAACCTTGACCACCTTCTAATCTACTAATTGGTATGTTTAATGAACGATATAATTTCTTTTGGAAATATTCTATATCAGCAATCTCACCCAAGTTTTGTCCACCTGGTAAAGTAGTAATTTCAGTTCCTCTCCCACCTTCTCTACGAGGTAACCAAAAGTCTTCTAACATACTCATATAATTTCTGTCATCTCTTATTTCACCAGTAGAAGCGTCATAGACTAACTTATTTCTATATCTAGCCATAACATCTCTTAAATATTGTTCAGCTTTGATTTTAGGTAAGTTACCTACATCTATATAAAATATTCTTCTTTCAGGTGCTCTAGCAATTCTGTATATTACAACAGCGTCTTCAATCATTCTTAATTGATTGACAGGTTTAATTGCTTTGTGTAAATAAGATAAAACCTGATTTTTTTGCTGGTCTATAAGACCAGAAGGACAATAAGTAATAGCGTCTGTAGCTATTCTTAACCCACCTGCATTTGATGTAGAAGATGGATGTATTCCTCTTTCATTGAATATATAATATTCCTGAAATTTATTCTCAAAGGCAAACGAACTTGGCATACCGTCCGTTCTTTGTTTTCTTATTTCTCTAATTTTTTTGATCTTTCTAGGATCAATATATCTTAATTCTGATACACCAAGTCTTGGTGAATCTTTATCTATAATTTTGTGATAGTATAATCTACCGTCCACATACCATCTTCTAAAGATGTCGTGGCCTTTAATATCAAAATTTAATAACTTTAATACTTCACCAAAAGAATCTCTTATTTTCTTTTTGATTGAATCACTATATTCTATTTTACTTAAATCTAATTGTACAGATTGTTGATTTTCATTTGATACAATTGCCTCAGATATTATATCCTCAATTGCAAGATCACACTCGGGATGGAGTGATACTTCTCTATATCTTCTAATTAAATCTAACTCATTACGAGCAGTAGCATCAAATCCTCCATAAGACGCAAAAAACCCACCAGCGGGGACGGTTTGTGTACCGTCTTCCGCTTGAGGTGGAACTATATTTTGTCTTGGATCGGTTGATGGACTTTTCAGTCGTTCTATCTTAAACCCAAACAGTTCAGCCATAATCTATTTTCTCCTATTACTATTAATACTTATAATGGTATTAACTAGTAGTATTTGTTTCAAAGTATTGGTATCTATGAGTAGCAGTAAAACTTTCTATAGTATTATTGTCCCCATATGATAATGCAATATCATCTAAAGTTGTTGGAAACATTCCTCTAAATGTATATGATTTAATCACGTTACCGTTACGGTCTAATTGGTCAACAAATGAGTCAACTTGATAATCTACAGGATTAACTAATCCTTCGTTATCTGACATATTGTTAATACCATTCAACCATCTTTCGTAAGCATTACGTATTAGGAAGTTAGTATCATTTAAAATAGTAGTAGTCCATGTAGCAAATGTTCTATCACCTGCAACATATAACTCCCTACCTCTAAATGGTACAGCTACTTCCGCAACTGTCATACCTGGCAAAGCTGTTGATGTAGTTAAGAAAGACATTGTTTCAGTCTCCCCACCTACAGCAGCAAATCCAGGGAAAGGCATAGTCACTCTAAATTGGTTAGCACGAGCGCCGCCGCCTCTTAATTTGGCTTTAAAATCATTTATATTTGGCATTTATTCCTCCTACGCTCCCACCACTTCTTCAAAAGCAACACCTGTTCTAGTCGCTACGAATTGTAGTTGTATAAAGTTAATTGATCTATTTGGTTTAACAAAAATGTCTGCCTTAAACTCATTTCTATCAATGACAGCAGCAGTATTATTTGAAGTATCACATACTACTAAAAAGTCTGTAACTCCACGTCTACCTTGTACATCTCTTAAAAATGGTTCAATTATATTTCTAAATTGTGCTCTAGTGAACTCATCATTGAACTCAAATAGTTGAAATTTAGAAGCAGTTGAGATTGCTTTTTCTAAAACGATAAACAATCTTCTAACATTTATTCTATCAAACGCTGACGGAGTAGATAATCCTGTTTTGTCTCCGAACAATACTGTTCCTTGACCTGGTAAAGTTACCACTGGATTGATTCTAGCTCTGTACAACTCATCTCTTTGTGTTTTGGCAGGGTTGAAAGCAAGTTTAACTGCCCCTCTAATTACTCCTCTGTTGAAACCAGCAGGTGAGAACCAAGAGTCTGCAATCATATCTGTTCTTGCAGCCAATCCAGCAATATCTCCATTCAATGGAATATATCTAAACACGTCATTGTATTTGTCGTAAGTATATTTGTAACCACTGTCAAATACAACATATGAAGATGATCTAATACTATTAAAGAATGACTTAACATTACTTAATTGTGTATTAGAATTAGTCACGTTAACTACGTCTGATCTTTCAGGTGAACAAAATACAACAGCGTCTTTTCTATTTTCAGCAATTGTGATTAAGTTATCTACGTGAGTAGCGCCACCTTTTCCAGAGATGATTAAATTAACATCTACTGTATCAGCGTCATTATATTTTTCATATGCAGTTTTTAATTCAGCAGTTGTAGCTGTTGAACCATCTGCACCATCAACAAGTGATCTACTATATGGTGCTGAAAGAGCTGTGGAAGTTGTTCCAGAAGCTGTACTGCCCCAATTTGAACCAGTTGCAATGTGATCCATCCAGTAAATGTATTGTGATTGATTATAAATTACATCTGGATAATAATTAACGCCACCTTGTGCTGTTTTAGCGTCAGAAGCTTTTGATACTGAATCATAAACTTCTAAAACTTCGCCAGCAGTACCTGTAACACCACCATCTTCATCTATAATTACAATGTGAAGTTCGTCATTTACTCCACTTCTTGTAGAAGTATATGTTGAAGTACCTGGTGCTTTATCTACTAGGTCATAATATTGCCATCTTCTTCTTACTTGTGAGCCATTTGCAACAGCTGTGTGTGTTCCGCCTGTACCTGAAGGGTGTCTTACGAAAGTTAAAGTGTTTGTTGAAACACCAGTAACTCTATATTCGTGCCCACCAGATTCGCCGAAGTTAACAATATCACCTACATTAAAATCAGTTCCTGATGTTAATACGATAGTTGTATCTCCCACTGCTGTTGAAGAGTCGTCAGTTGTTGTTTTATTTGTTTCTTCGTAAGCCGTTGCACTCGGACACGTTGAAATCTTTAAGCTATTACCCCAAGCGCCTGCTGTTCTTGCAGCCCACTCGCCAACGGATGCTGAACCATCGTTATAAGGTCCTGTACTTCCGTCACCTGTAGAGTAATGTTCTGTATTTTTTATTCGCAAAGCTGTTCCGCTTGAAACAGCGTTTACACTTGAAGTGTTTGCAACTCGTACCACTCTTAAACTTGATGAGTACTGTAGAAAACTAGCAGCACTAAAAAAGTATTCAAAGTTTGTAGAGTCAGGTTTACCAAATGTTTCTACCAATTCTTTTTCAGACGCAATAGATACTACTTCATCCATTGGGCCTTGTGAGAATTGTCCTGCAACAGCACCTATAGTAGTTGCTACTGCTGGTATAACGTTTGTTAAGTCTTTCTCTTGTACGAGAACACCTGGTGAAACTTGAAATGCCATATGTTTGTTCTCCTCTTAATATCTTATTAGCTAATAAGTATCATAAATCTCACTTATATTTATGAATAATATAATCTTTACAGGATTTCTCCCTTTCTTACTGTTATAGGTGTCCATTTCTCACCTTTATCATCTACAAATGAATCATCTTCTAATCCATCGTCCATAAATCCAAATGGTGCCATATCTTGTTCTATAGCGTGTGCTTGTTCTTCATATAATCTAGCACGTACATCTTGGTCTGTTAATTCTTTAAAATATCTTTGATTAGATAACCACGAAAATATAACTAAACACATAACCAAGTCATCATTTGTGCCTTCTTCACCTGCCCATCCAGAACCTCGTCTAACAAATGTTGACAATTCTTGTATAATTTCAAAATCAGGTACAATAATCTTATCACTTTCTATAAGTGTTTTTAAGTTTCCACAACCTATTCTTTTTACTTGTTTTGTCATACGTACTCCTAATTGAGTACCTCTTTTAGAAAAACCACCACCTAATATTTGACCTGCTCTACCTTTCATCATACACATTAATAAGTTTCCATATTCTAATTCAAATTGTAAAGCGTCAGCAACTTGATGTCCTATATCATTTACTTCTACACAAACATAAGCATTATTATATTGCCTTCCTACTTTTTCTATTGTGTGAGGAAATAACAAAGGTTTTATTTCGTTATCTCTAAATTTTGCTACTATCTTATAAGGCATTTTTGAAACATCAAATACAACAAAAGCAGAATAATCTCTTACAGTACCTCTAGCAACGTCAACTGTCATTACATAATCTTTTCCTTTTACAGGCCTTTCGTATAAATCTAATCCTGCATTTGAAACAATAGGTATATTGTGAGATAGTAATCTTATTTTTGATGGATTAATTAACGTATCAATCGAACCTACAAACTCACATTCAAACTCGGTAGTAAATTGTGCTTCACTTGTATTTCTTATTGTTTCTTGTTTCCATTTTTCATCTCTACCAGGTATTTCAGTCCAATGTACTTCTACAGGTATATAATCATTTCTTTTATGTATAGAATCATTCCAAAGTTTATAAAACATATTCATTCCATGTGGTGTAGATACAATCATTACTTTGGATTTTTTACCAGATGAAATTGTTGGATAAACTGAACTAAAAAATTGTTCAGATATATTGGCAGGTATGAAAGCAAACTCATCTAGGAATATAATATTAAATGATCCACCCCTAATTGCACTTGAAGATGTTGCAGCTGCGAGTATTTTTGAACCATTTTCTAATTCAAGTGAACCTTTGTTCCAATTTAAAACACCTTGTTGTAACCAAGTAGGTAAATTTTCATATGCGAGTTGAAGTCTACCTAATAAATCTCTAGCAGTAGAACTCTTATTGGCTAATATTGCAACGTTTATATTATCATTAAAGATAACTTGATGTAATAGATAAGCGATGATTGTTGTTGATTTTCCAGATTGTCTTGGAAGTTTACAAATTGAAAAACGGTTATTATGAAAAGTATGAACCATTTTTTCCTGAAACTTGTACATATTAAAAGGTACTAAACCTTCATCAATACTTACAATTTTAATATATTTTGTAATAAAGTATGCAGGCTCTTCCATACATTTAGCAATTTCAATTACTTGTTGTTCAGTATATTCTTGCTTTGTATTGGCTTTAAATAGATTAGGATTTCCTAAATATGCTTCACTATTATATTTCATACATCCTCCTTAATCGT